GGAAACCCCATGCCGCCTGGCGACGCACTAGGCGGCGCCAACATGCAGGCTATGTAAGGATTCTTAGACGCATCGACACCCGTTTGGTTCCTAGATTGCATCGTGTTTTGCAAGCGACGTTTCGGCCGCGTAACGGACGGTTTAGGTCCGGGAAGATTTTGGAGTTGGCCGGCCGCCCTTTTTCTCTGGCGTTGCCGTCTTTTCCGTTCTCGAGCCGCTGCTGTCGGCATTTACTTGAGCACTCTTCGGCGTGCGAACCCACTTGACGTTAGTGTTAACGTTTTGTGTCGCCCCAGAGCCGGTTGGGGCAGGGCCTCTAGGGCCGTTCGACGTAGCTTTAGCCCGGTTGTCCCGATTGGGGCATTTGGGCACGGGCACTCGAGTATCTGATCCGAGAACTGCTTTCGTGGTTCTGGCTATGCTTTTGTGCTCGGACTTGGTGATTCTCCCAGTGACTTTGTTATCGTCATATCTGAGAGCCTGTCCGTAGCTGAGAGCTATACCGTCATACACGAAGCGGGGATGCAACACTGGATCCGGGAGTCTGAGAACCCCGTTCAAATCCGCCAGCGTCTTGGCCTCGCGGACCAGTGCTGTAGTGTCGTCCAACTCTTGCACGCTCAGGCCTAGCAGACTAGCATAGACCGCGCGTACATTTGGGGGGAAATCGTCGTTGGGCCAAGCCTCAGAAACTTTTGCCCGGGATTCGACTAGCAGCCATTGTCTGTCGATCTGAGCATCAGCTAGATCACAAACGGTGCCGTCTTCCGTCTCGAGCTTCTTGAGACTCTTGAGAACATTGCGACCCACCTCACTCAAACCCAAAACTTTACGGCAGTACGCCCCCAGCAAGGGAGAGTTTCCGTCCGTAACCAGGTAGCAACCCAACTTGGCCGCATACCTCTCCTGAGCATTGGCGCCCTTGGAGATCAGGTTGATCTTGGTCCAGACCCGCCCGGGGTCCTGGAATGAGGAGGTCTCGTCGTTGTCCGACGGCAGAAAGACGCGCCCGACAAAAGTCAGGTACGGTCGATCCGGAGTGCAGGCCTCAACACACTTGAGATTTTTCATCCCAATTTCGTCACACACACGTGCCATGGTCGAAGACACCTTGTCGTCGCCAACTAGCACTCCGTCATCCCCATAGGCCAAGTAGGGCACCGTAAAGGCAGCCTGTGGCGAATATCCGCATTCGCGGTAGGTGATGTACTGGATGAGCATGTGTTTGAATGTGTTCATAATAGTGGTGAGGCTAGACCCGGACAGTAAACTGCCGCCAGGTTCATATGTTCCCGATCCTGTTGTTGCTTCGACGTTAAAAATTTCCTTGTATACCAGTTCGGCCGCTTCGCGGTCCTCGAAGAACCAACCAAAACAAACAGTTTCCCAGGTGCGCATGCACCTGGACTGCTGGCCGTCATACCTACTGAAATCGGTCTCCCATAAACGCGACCCGCTTTTGATCAAGCCGGCGATCGTGCCAGCTATCTTGCGGGGCGTCCTGCCCGGCATGTACTGGTCCAGGGAGCACAAGACATCCTTGAACCGGTAAGCATACGGGGCTAGTTTGGAGAGATGGTTATCATCGGTAGGCGAAATGTTGCGCTCATCACCGGGTTTAACATAGACTTCCTTCTTAACAAAAGCCTTCACTTTAACAGTTTTGGATGTCGCCGAGGACAGCGCTGTGTCAACGGCTGCTGCTATTTTCTCGGCGGTTTTGGCTCGCTCAGTACGGGCCAAAATCTCATCCATAGTGTAGGGCTTGAGGGAATTTCTCTGGACGTTGGTGCGTTCACCGATTAGTTCCAGGAATTCCTTAAGGTAGTCGTCAAACTTGGGTGGGAGGGGCTTGCTATTGTGTACCTGGGATATACGCGTTGTAACCGCGGCAGCATCGGAACACCGGTCGTTGGTCGGTGTCGCTGCGGGGGCAGTAGAGGGCCGGGGCTCCATCTCATAGTGGGTGGTTTTCATGTTGGTAGAGGAGTAGCCGCCATCGGGCTTCTCCATCAAAGAGGCATAGACCACCGTTGATGGCAGCGTCTGCTTCTTGAACCTACTAGATATCCACTCTGAGAAGTACTGGAGATCGCCTTCGATCCAGTCCTCACTGTGATTTTTAAGAAACGTGTATGTCTGACTGGCACTGACAGTCTTTGCTCCCTCGGCCGACAAGCAGATCGTCTGCCAGAGCCTGGCACGAAGCCGGAACTCTAGGTTGCCGTCTGTTATCAGCAACGAGTCACCATTTTGGACTATGGGACTCGGCGCTCTTTTCCGAGTGACGTGGTGTGCTCCTTGGAAGACTCGCTTGAACTTTGGGCAGTCAGCCACCGAGATCGTATTTGGCTGTAACCAAATGACCTGGTGGGTGCTGTTGTTGTTCGGGCGGTGCCTTTCAATGGCGTAAGAGAAATGCATCCCAGCGTGGTCAAATACTACATAACTGGCACTGCCGTAATCCCACAGCAGGTGTTTGTAGTCTTCGCCGCCACTCACCGAATACGTAACGTTTAGAAGCCCAGCACCATCGGCGACGATATTCCATGAACTTTCAGGAGTATGGCCGCTGAGGGTGTGGGGGTTAAACGTATATAGTATCATCGGGACCATCTGACTTGCCAGCTCGTTCATGTCTAAATAGTAATCCACATCGATCAACGTGATAGCGTCTCTAGGACCTATCAAGTCGTTGCGGGAAGGATACATAAAGTCACGAGGCGAGAACAAACCATGATAGCCTGGTAGTGGCTGACCGGTCAAGGTCTTGCTGCGTAGTGTTCTCCTACTTGAGGAAATATCGTATGGCCTGTAGTCGCGGCGTTTCAACAACCCCACAGCACCAAGGTGCACACCTCGACGTTCA